TTGCTGATTCCTTGTTCTTACCGACCTTCTTTAGGCCCATTGACATGGCAACCGACAAAGCAACGGCGACGACGCCGACTTTCAAGTTGTCTGTCGATACCAGACCGTCAAAGTCTGCACCAGTGGCAAGCCACGCACCCAAGTAACCCTGAAGAAACGTGCGCGCCGCCCTTTCAGCAACATCCTTAACGAATGAAGTAGCCATAAACCCTCCTTATGGTCATATCAATTTTACCAGTTATGCAAGCGGAGCGGTGTTGAGTAGACCATAAGTTGGGTCGTCAAGAATCAGTGGCAATGCATCGTAGGCTTCGTGGTTCAACACGAAACCCATTGGCTTACTTTTCTCAATCATGGCGACAACTTCTGGTGAGGTATCTCCGTTCTGGGAAACGCCAGGCGTTTCTGACAAAAGCGTGTAAACGTTTATTTGAAAGAACTGTCCACCTGGGAAGACGAGAACGATTTTTTCTCCACTCAAAACCTGCTTTGTGCATTCTTTGATTGCTTCAAGTGTTCCAGCGTTTCTGCCAAAATATGCATTTTTTAGTTGCCAGGTAATCGATTCTCCCACATCTTGAATTGCTTCTGTATTCGCGCTCGTCGTAACGCTGCGATAAAGGGGCGCTCCATTGAATTGTGAAAGCCAATCGGTATAGTCCTCGTCTACGTATTCTGGATTAATTAACTCGCTATATCTGTACTCATTATCTACGTTGATTAGGTCAATTTCACCATTTAAATGCTCGTAGAACCTTGAGTACAAAACAGCACTTGAAGATGCAATTTGTGTGAGCGAATGAAATAATTTGGTAAATCGATAATTTGGAAACTCGGCAGTTTTGTCTAAATCCCAAATAAAAGTTGGAAGATATTTTCTCATGTTGTAGACAAATTGATTTTGTGCAAAACCAAGTTCATTCACTATCATCGGTAGTGTCAGGTACGTAACTGTTCCTCCGTGGTTTGACAACGTCAAAGAAACACTAAATTCAATGTCATCCTCTTCCGTATTTACAATTCCAACATCAACCACAGGGCTATAGGCCGCATTCCACTTTGATACAGATAGATTAGTTGTGTGTGATTTTGAAATAGACGATAAGACGTTAGTTATTTGGCAATTTATCGTTGCCCCAGTCCCTGGGAATACCTGGCAATGAAATTGGGCCTGGCTCCCGTTTATGTCGTTGTCCGTTGGTTTTATAGAGCCAAGTGAAAATACAATCGGAGATGAGTCATCAAGTGGTTGTATTTTAAAAGAATAATGACGAGGAGTTACGTATTTTTCACTCACTACAGAAACAGTCGCGTTTGTTATCGTCCAAGAGTGAGCGTATGAATCTGGAGGAATTATGCGTTTATTTGAATCAAACTTAAATAAAGAATTAGAGTCGGAAATAACATTCCTAGTCGGATTACGTAATTTCATGTCAGATGGCAGTTGCGGTTATTGTTATTTTGTGTTTTGAAATATTTAGAATGCTGCCCTTTTTGCTGAACAGTATGTCGCTTCCGCTAGCGTTGCCCCAGTTTGGAAATGTCGCCGAATACGAGCCAGCAGAGGAAAATGTGCCAGTGGCCGCAGAATTCACTACGGTAAATGTCGTTGTTGTAATGGCAGTTACGGCCCGCTGAGTTGAATTTAAACCGTTCGGTGTTACGCCAGTGACGGTGACCAAATCTCCTACGGCAAGTTTGTGCGCCGCGGTGTATGTTACGGTTTGAGACGCACCAGCACCCGCTCGTACAGCGTCTGTAACCGCACCACTGTCTGTTGTGCTAATTACGAGTGAATCAACATCGCGGACAAACAATTGATTAAGTAGGGTCTGCAGAATGTCGTTATATTTTAGTTTTTCTTCAGTCCACTGTGCTCCATCAGAGATTGAAAATTGCTGTACGAGAGCGTCAGTAAGTTGAATTATCAATTCTGAAGACTCAATGTCTGAAAAATGTTTTACTGCTGCAGTAATTTTGCAATCCAACAAAATTGGGTCCTTTATACCAATAGCCAAACCAGCAACAGTCTTGCCGCTCACGTTGCTTAATATGTCTGTTTTCTCGGTATTGGTCAAAAATCTTTGCGGGCCGTAAGCAAAAACAGTAACGTGTCCATTCACTGCTGCGTCACCAACCAAAAGTGCGGCATCTGGGTCTGTTAAGTCATAGACCTTCGACCTAGAAACGAGTGTTGGATTTTGCGTTAAGATGTGGTTGTTTAACTGTGTTGCAGTTACCAACCCAGAAGACATTGTTGCTATTCTGGCAACACCTCTGTCCATAAATTTAAGAACGGATTCTGCATCTACACCCTGTACAAAATTCCCGTCTGCCACAGCAGAATAAACCGTTGGAAGATACGAAAGCACGGAAAGTGTTTTTCCGCTTTGAATTTCTGGAATTATTCCAATATTTTGCGCCGTAGCCGCAACCGTTCCAAACGGTAACGCAGCGCCCAATTCGTTGGCCGCAATAACCAGTTGCTCGTCTGTTTCAAACGAATATGATATTTCAAAATCATCATTGCTTGTCGTACACTGAATAGTCGTTCCAATGGGTATTGTGGCACCGTCATTGGAGTTGGCTGTAAATTTTACGTTCATGGTTGCACGTTGTCCATCCGCATATGGGGTTCCAATCATTTTTATAACTCCCATAAACAATGAATTTGGAAGCCTGTTTATGCTTCCAACATTCAAAGCAGTCATATATGCAAATGCCTGAAACATGGCGTCTTCAATTGTTCCAGGACGCAATTCAAAATCTGGCAAAACAGTGCGAGCAACTTCGATTGCATCCAAATACAACTGCGCTGGAGATACATCCATTGGCCTTAGGTCTACGTAATATCTAAAATCTGCTGGCATTGGGTTTACCTGTTGTACACAAAACTCACGTTGAGTTTTCCACTGGGTTCTTCGTATTGATTAGAGACTGAAATGATTGATATTTCTGGTATAAATTTTGCAGCCGCAAGCATAAGTTGGTCTGGAGTAACGGTCGCAAACGCTGGGTCGGAAATTCCAAATTCTGGGGTCAATGGCAAAATGTATGGCTCTGTCAAGATACATATACTAAGCAGTTGCTTTACGTATTCGTCGGTACCGTCAACGACACGAACAAAATTACCCACCCCGTCAAATTTAATCGGAAATTTCAATGTGTCCATAATTTATCCATATCCATTATGATGGAGGAACTTCTTGTTTAAAGGAGGACAGATTGATGGCGGGTAGTGGCGGCACCAAGTTTGCCCGTACGGTGTTCAATTCTGTTGTCAACTGGTCAATCAACGCATTAAGTTTTAATACGGTTGCAAACACGTCAACCTTTTTTGTAAAAGTTCCCAAGATATATAATTCTTCAGTTTTTTGATTTGCAAAAGAACACAGCACACGCTCACCTTTGCGTAATTTAACTGTGTTTGTTGCACCAACATATGACACATCGTTGTAGGTACAGCCATTTTCTACCTCAACCACAACTTTTCCATTAATGAAAGACTTGACGGTTCCAATCAAAATTCCACTTTCATATTTTGACGGGTGGCTAGAACTCTTTTGTCTATTTATCTGGGTTGATTGTTCATAACGATATGGCATGTAGTTACCTCCTAGTAGGCCGTAGCGGAATCGCCACCGCCACCGCTTCGATTTAGGTTTTGCGGCGGAAGCATACTTCCAGTTTGCGGTTGGCTAGCAAGAAGACCCTCAACCAGCGCCCACGAAGTGCTTCCTGGATATATTTTTCCAACTTCAATCGGCTTGACTTTCTTTTCCTGTCGTGGTGGCGTAGCAAAATTAACCTGTACTGGTTCATTTACCAGTTCTTGAAAATCAACAGACTGAATTAAAAAATTACCAGTGTGCCAAGGAATGTCGCCAACATTAACGGTCATTCCAGGCCTTAATCTTACGCCATTTGTTCTGTCCACAGTGCAAGAACCGTCGCCTTCAAGCGGGTCATTTTCTGCTTTGTGCATCGTTGGCATCTTTGGAAGAATAAAACGAGTATCTCGTTCTCCATTAACTACCCTAGGTGGATAATGAAGATATGTAACATGCCGTTTTTCTGTAACATTTTTCTTCAATTTTTTGCTATATTTTACATGCTCATATGAATCATGACCCCATTTGTGCATCAACCATTGCTGAGTGCAAAAATATAGATGTCCGTCTGATTCAAAGATGATAAACGGGTTTTTGTTCTCGTCTTTTGCTTCGCCAGCCAGTTTTTCTAAAACGGTCCATACGGAGTCTGCCGCCTGGTCGCTGTCTCCAGATGAAATCTGACGCGTTGCAGATGTTTTTTGTACTATGGGAATCAACCCATATTTCTTTGCCGCGTTTTCAACATAATCAGATGAGGTTCCCTTTATTGCTCCAGGCTTTTTATCACGCTTCATTTGTTGAATGGCTTTTGTATAACACTGAACACGAACAATCGGCGCATTGCCCTGACTCTGTTCTATGGTCACATCGGCAACTTCAAGAAAGTAGCCAAGGTACGCTTCGTTAGACACTGGAGTGTACGTTGGTTTGTTTGGCAACAAATGGTTGCTGTTATGGCTTCTGTAAACCAACGTTTGTCCAATCTGAAAATAGTTTTGTAGTGTCATTTCAAGACCAGGGTCCAAAATATTAAATGTGACCGCGGTAGCCGCCGATATGGAATAACTTACACTTAAATCAATAATGTTTGCCCCAACTTTTGATAGCCATGCTGGCATTCTTTCTGACGCGGGATAGACCCACAGCAGGGGAACGTTCCTATCTGTCCCCTGAATTCTTTCCATTAGTACAGCACCATCGGTGCCGCCGTCTGTCGTCTGGTAAGCGTTACTCATGGCGCTGGCTGAAAGGGAGCATATGAGTATGTGCCAGTTGCACCAGTTGTCAACGTATCGGTTGGCAATAGATATTTGTCTTCTGGTGGAGTCTTTGGTGGCACTGGTGGCACTGGTTTATGATTGAGTCTTGGCATTCCTATAATTGCTGTTGACTCAACTGGTATTTCCTGGAGAGTTATGTTTGCTTGCGCACGTGTTATTTCCATTTTTTCATTTCTTCGCAGTGCGGTGATTTGCAAATCTTGGATGACAAATTGAATTCCGCGCGCTTTTTGGCCCTCGGTGGTGTCATATCTAAATTGTTGAGTAAGCAGCCTGTCAAAACCATAAAACATTACTGGATATGGCGCCTGAGACATGCGCTGTAGTCTAAGTATTTCTTCGGTTACGGGAATGTCTATCCCGTCAGCAGTGGATGACTTCTTGTCTGGTTTTGCAACGACTAGAAAACTAAAAGAAATTTGCAACAACTTAAAGGATTTCCAATCAATGTATGGGAATGAACCGACCCTATCGATTTGAGTCCATTCGTTACCAAAGCCAGAGTAGTTAATTTCGTTAGGTGCAATGTGAAAAATAAATTCATCTCGAACTGGTCGGATTGTTCCCGTCCCTTGCGGGTCACCCATGTACACCTGATACATGATTTTTTCTGCGCCCGTGGCACTGTAAAGTCTGGATTGCGTATCTGCGTCTAAAAATACGTTTCTGCTTCGTTGAATTGTGAGGTTTGATATTTGTCCAGGCATATATCCTTCTGGTCCATACCATGTTTTATTATTTGGCGTAGTTGCTCCACCAGGAGACCCACCACCACTACTGCCGCCACTACTGCTCGAACCGCGATTCTGATACGCTTCGCCATACATAGTGCTCATGTTTTTGTATGTGTAAACTTTACGGGCATCTTCTGCTTGTGTGCCAGTAAAACCCTGTCGTACCAAGGCCTCAATGATTTTGTCGTCAGTTAAACCTTCGTCAACAAATTTTTTCCATAGGTCTACGTATCCCAGGGGGTATACCCTGTTGTCGTAATAGGCCAACCTAGCATCGTTTTTGAATAATTGTTCAAGTGCAGCACCCTTGAGTCGCTCATCGTATGCAATGTACGTTGAAAACGTAGTCAAAAAGCCTTCGATTGTTGTTATCTCTTTGCCTTTCTCCTGCGTGCCTGTTCCGTCATAGAACCGCAACATTGTGTTTGCTGTTTTTCCAGCAGTTATATAGTTGGTCCATCGCTGAATTAATTCGCCTGCGCCGAATCTGTAGTCAGCGGCAGTTGCTTGTAGATTGCCCACCGTAACAACTGGGCCAGCGAGGTTGCCAATTTGGTTGGCATTAGAAACAACCCTGTTACGTATCATTGAGACTAGACCGCGGATTTTAAACTGTGGTTTTTGGCTAGTTTGACGCTCCTTCTCCACAGTTGAACAGGCGGTGTACGTTGCTTTTGCATTTCTTAGCATTTGCACTTTATAAAGATTTGCGTCGGCTTTGTTGGTGTCAACATAGGACAATACTTTTGTTACTGCTTCATATGAATCATTTTGTCCACAGAAAGTTGATACATTATCAGTCCTGCCAATAGAAATATAAACATATGTCCCTGATGTGGTTTCAAACCGCAAATAGTTGGTGTCTATGGCTTCTCTTTCGAACGTATTCACATCGGTTGAATTGCCTTGGTATCTATACCAAACAGTCGCATCTTGAAATAGTGTTTTGAACGCGGGTCGTAAATTAGTTATCTCATAATCAGTTTCAATGTATGTGTACCATACCTCGCTGCCATTTATGACCGTCTTATTTACTGGCGTTGTGTGAGGTTGTCGTAAGGTCATTGTCTATTTCCGTATTCGTATAGTGTTCTTTGCAATTCTGCCTGAATTTGCGGAATGGCTTCCTTTATTCCAATGCCATTTACGTTGAGATTTATTGTTATTGATTTTGCTGGTGCTTTGGATATATCCCCACCAGAATATGAGCCCATTTTTACTGCCGCTGTTGTGTCGCCCATTGGTCCAGGACCAGGAACAACGTGCAAATGTCTGTCGTGCAAACCACCGTGAAACTCTGCAAATCCACCATTGTTTTCAACTGCGGTTTTGTACATCCCAAGTTGATTTCCGATTAGGTCATATGCACGTCCAGTCACATGGTCGGAATTTAGTGAACCAAGTCTATTGGTTCGATAAGACGACGTAATTTTTCTCTTGCCAGAAATCATGGAATCAAGAGATTCGTGTCTGGCCAGGGTCCTACTCAAGCGCGAGCCAGTGGTGTCACCTATGCGCCCACCTCTTGGAGTTCTTGTATCTGGAATACCTGCAGCCGCAAAAACCTCAGTTAGTGCTTGTTTGCTCCACCATTCTGGTTTGTCAGCATCTTCACCAAAAAATTTTGCCATATCTTGGGTGACCTTCAATTGTGCGTCAAGCAAAACCCCCTCTTTGGCTAGATTGTCTTTGGCCATTGCGAAATCTGCTTCTAGTGCGCTCAACTCTTTATAACTACCGCCAGCAGCGCCCATACCAAATTCTCTTAGTAACGCGTCCATGCTGCCACCAAATTGTGACAAATTTCCCGAACTCAAAATATTGGTGAATCGTTCTTGGTCGTCAACGCTCATTCTGCCAAATTGTGTCCTAATAATTTCCAACTGGTCTGCGCTGGCAAATGCTTGTCCCTGGTTGCCCAAAATTGCTCCAATTTGCGGAGCCAAAGTCTCATCAAATATTCGATTACCAGCGGTTTGTATAAATCCCCTATTTCTTTGTCCCACTTCGCCAGAATGAAACTTTTGTCCCATTCCGAAAAGCGGATGCCCTGGTGTGGTGAAGGCAATTGAGTCTGCTGTCCCAATTTGACGCTGCATTTCAAAAAATGCTCTGGTTGTGTCACCGCCGTAATAATTTGAAAGTTGCTCGGTGTATGCACCAAATATATTTTTGGAATCTTCTGCGGTAACAGTTTTATCGGCTCTTCCCTTAAAATCTTCCATAAAATTCTTAATTATGTCATTGAGAATATGTGGGGCCTGCTCTTGCTTAATTAATGCGTCATAATGACTATCGAGAGTTTCAGCAAGGATTTGAGATACTGCCTGGTCAATCTGTTGTGCCGTTTTGACCATCAGTAGTCCAAGTCTACGAAGTTGCTCGGTAAAGTCAGCACTGGCGTCGGCGAGATTGACGTTCATTCTCTGCGCGAGGGCAATAATATCGGTTTCAGCCATTCCAGTCATTGACTCAATTGCATCCACTTTGCCCTTTATCATTAGTTCAGTATCGGCAAATGCTTCTGCGTATGCTTTTGCTTTTTTCTCAAGGTCAATCAAAAATTGCTGTTGTAAATCATCGTCAACTGCTTCGTCTCGCCTAAACCTTCGCTTCTTTTTTGTCGTCGTTAGTTTTAGGTATTCTGCTTCACTTATTGCCCCAGAAGCATAAAGGTCTGCGATTGCCTTCCCTCTTACTGCGCGGTCTTTCATATTTTGTTCTTTGGCCAAGTGTCCCTTGAACATACTTACGGTGCCAGCAATCAAACCCACAACTGGTGAAAGAATGACTCCCAAAGTGGCAGCAACTGCTCCAGGAATCGCGCCAATACCAGTTGCTCCCATTACACCACCTACCGTCAGTGAGCCCAAAGCAAAAGCGCCCATACCAACAAGAAAGGCCTGGGTAAAATTGCCTTTGTTTCCAACGTCTCGTTGTCCACCCTTGGCTGTCTTTTGCATACCCCTCATTCTTGCTGCTTGATTTCGCAGGGAATCATCAATTGTTGTGTCGCCGCCACGTTTTCCAGTGGCTGGATTAAATGTTTCTCGCGCTGCTGCTTCTGCGAGCGCCATGTTCACCATAAACGTTGCTTGCATTCTTGCAAAAGATTGAGTAACTATTCCTTGTGCCTGTTTTGCAACTATTGCAAGCGCAGTAGAACTGGACTTTATGGCACCCGCTATGAGTCCAATAGTTCCACCGATAAAGGCGCCCGCGGCGCCAAACTCACTACCTATTGTCGCACCAGCGACCGCCCCACCAAGACCTGCAGCCAAGGGGTCGCCACTTTTAAGAGCAAGAGTGCCACCAGCAACCCCAATACCCATCTTTGGGGAAAACATTGAAACCGTTCCAGCCAACGCCATTCCAGAAGCAATTTCCTGGTTATCTATTTTGTCCGACATTGTAGAAAATAGAATCGATGTCCCAAGGGCACCCATACCGCCAAACGGCTTGCGATAACCGCCTGCGTCTGCGTCGGCTTTTCGTTGTGCGAAGTAACCATAACCCCCCATCGCTGCCATTCCCCTAGAAAACATGCTGAACTTACCTGGACTTGCGTGTGGGTGTCCCTTGCCTGGTCTTACTCGATACGGAGCGCCAACACCTGAAGCCCTACCAGATGCAAGAGCGGGGGTAGGTGAACTTCTTCCACTTGGTGGTCGACCAGACAACAATCTTCCAGTCGCATGTCCCAACGCTCTTGAGAAATGACCAAGACCAGTTGTTGCTTTTGCGGTTGGTGTAACCATCGAATCAACACTTGCTGCCGCTCTTCCAGATGCAAGACCAAGACTTTCAACACCAGTCGCTGGTGCGGCTCCGCCCTTTGCTCCGCGACCAAGCATTCTTGCAATCAAACCTGCTGGGCCACCTTTTGCCAACGCTTCGGCAGCCGCTGGCCCCAAAACACCAGAACCAGCAGCAGCACCAGCCGCACCGCCAACAATGGCGCCCTTGGGCCCCCCGATTGCCATGCCCGCCCTGGCTCCAGAAATACCTCCTTTTATCGCACCAACAAGGTTGACATTGTTTGCTCTTACGTTCATCAGTTTTGTTACAAGTTCTCTGTCAACGAGTGTTCCACGTGTGGTTTTCAAACCTCTTGCTATCGCCATGAACATCATGAACGCATTACGATTGCCAAATATTCCGCTTATCATATTAAACATTTTCGTAAATTCTTCAACCATTAATCCAATTGCCTTTACGACCCTACTAATAAACGGAAGGTTTCTAATTAGAACTTTCTCAAATACTGTTAGCAATTGAAGAAGTTTTACTGTCGCATCTCCAACCGCAGTACCAAATTCCAACAATGCTGGTTTATTTCTCTGAATATCGCGATTAAATTCATTTGTTCGCGCTTTGATTTCATTCCAAACAGGCCGCCACGCTTTTCCAAAAGTCGCCTCGACCACCCGTGCACCGTCAATGAGTGGTCTTAACGCCTCGATTACATCTCCCCAACCCTTTTTAAAATTGTTCCACCATGCGCCAAGTCGACGGAACATGCCCTCTGAGGCTGGTAGGTAATCTCTTATTAGTTTCAAGTAAAAGTCAGACACCTTTTGGGTTGCATTGACAAGTGCATCAACAAAACCGCCACGTTTTTCCCAGCCAGTGACTGATGCTGTTGTTGCCGACATTGTCCTTGTAAATATTCTGTAGATTTTCTCAAAACCAACTTTTGCTTCTGGCAAAAATTGATTTCCAAAATCAGCAAACTTAACCCTTATCAAGTTAAAATACTTTTTTAGTTGTCCAATCAACGTATTATTTACAGCATCAAACTGACCCGTCACGCCACCAAGTTGTGCAAGCGTGCCATCTTGAATGGCCTTCAAAAATTCTTCTTTGGTATCTATCCCCTTTTTCTTTGCTTCCTCCATCGCTTTTTCCATTGCTGGTCCAAGTTCTTTTGCTGCGGCGGTAACGGCTCCAAAACCCTTCTTTTTGTCCTGAAGAGCAACGACAAGGGCTGCTGCCTTTTGTAATCCTTCCTCTACTGGCTGTCCAGCCGCAGCAAAGTCCGTCAGCCCCCTAAGGATTGCCTTACTTGCTCCATTGTAGCCAGTCTTTGACTTTGCAATTTCTCCATAGACCTTAGAAAGTGCTTCCGCACCAGCACCAGCCAGTTTTGTGTCAGCCTGAAGACCCCTTAACGCAACCTGCGCCTGCCGAGCACCAGTTCCAAATTCGCCATGCCCCTGTCCGCGATAGGCGAACATGGCCGCCTGATTTTCCCGAATCGCTGCAGAAATTAAACCTATTGCCACCGCAGCACCAGCGGCTGTCGCAGCCAATCCCTTGAGGGCAACGTGATACGACTTGACTAAAAATCTTCCAGTAATAAAAAGAGCGTGAACACCAACCAGAGCAACGCTCATTGCGCCAATCGATATGGTTGCAAATTTCAATCCCTTAACAAGCATCGCTTGAAGTGCTGCACCTAATGCTCTCATCATGTGATGGACTTTATACATCACTCTTTCTAATTTTTTTGTCTCGTTCCCCATGCCCGCAAGTGCTACTTTTGCAGCGCTTGCCGACCCCGCCAGTTTTAGCAATGACCTACTGGCGCCATCGGCAGCCTTGGCCATTAATTTAAGCCTGGCACCAGTCTTTGTTGCGTGGTCGCCCAACTCGTCAACGCGTTCCGTTGACCTTGTGGGACCTTCGTCGCGTGTTGTTCTTACCCTAAGGGTAATATCTCTGGATGTTTCAGCCATTGTGTCCTGAGCCTGTTAAACAGTTTTAATTAACTTGGGCCGAGGGGAGTGCTACCGTTTTTTATCCAGTTCGCGCCGTTCTCGTTCGCGGTCTTGCTCTACCACTTTAGCACAAGCCATAAGTATTAACCATTCATCAGGAGAACACCGCATTAAATCAAGTGGGTTAGTTCCCCAAAGTTCCCCAAGCCTTGCAGCGTTAATGATTAGGGAATCTTCGATTAATTCGTCGAAGACTCCTTCATAGGGTCCTCGGTGTCAACCGTGTCAGAATATCCAGCAGCCTCAAGGATTGCCACTGCCGCTGACTCAACATGTGGGTCAACGCCAAAAAATGCCCGAACACAATCTGGTTGTGGCCTGGTCGTGTCAGTCATTGCCAAAATGAGGTCTGAACCAAAAGTGAGTTCGTTGCCGTCATGGTCGCGCACTTCCTCGTTGTCAAACATGATGCCACGTGTTGTTGCGCCAACAACCATGCAGGCGAATCGCAATGCATCCATGCCAGCCTTTGTGTCCTCACCAGCAGTTTTGCGCCACGAGCGGATTTGATTCTGCGTTATATTTGGGCTGATAATCAACTTGACATTGGGGCGTTCTGGAACGTTTAGATAAACGACAGGACGCTCAACCTTTCGTTTGATTGCAGCACTAAGTTGGTCAAGAAGGGTTGCTTCGCTCTTCTTTTCTTGCTTATCAGCCTTTGCTGGCTTCTTTGGTTCATCTGATGATGTGTATAGTTCGCTGTTGCTCATAAGGGAAAACCTAGCACACAACCCATCACCCAGTTGTAAATTATTAAACTAATTTACTTACTAGCGACCTTTGAAATTGAGAAGGTAAGAGCAAAGGTTGATGGTGCGCCAGAGGACGAGTCTCCGTCTGGCTCGGTCAAACCGACCAAAAGGGCCTTTGAGTACATGCGGTCCAAGCCTGGCTTTTTGATATCGCAGTCGTACGTTTCGACCGTAATGTCGTAGTAGGCCTTTCCGACATACTCGCGCAACTTTGCGACCTTTGCCGCAATGCCAGTCGGACCATCAGATGCAACTCTGTCGTCGTCGTAGTGAGCGGTCAGGGTAATGTCGCCAATATCAAATGGAGCGCACAGCACGGTGGGGAAATCGTTTCCGCCCTCATAGATTTTCTCTACCGAAGCAGTGATTTCTCCACCAGAGACTTGAGCAAAACGAAAAGTTTCAAATTTGGGCAAGTCAGCAATCTGCTGCGTGCCATGCGGTTGAACTCTCGCAAGAACTTGTCGTTGCGCTACTTTTGCCATGATTTATTCCTCCGTTGATTAAACGACCGACTTGGTCAAGTTAGACTTAATGATGTCGACTTCAATCTTGTCGCCGACGCTAGATACTCTGACGCCGACCTTTGCTTTGACAAGACCATCAGCCAGTTGGGCAGTCGGGTTGAGCGACGCATCACACTTTACTGAATAACCAAAGTCGATTCTCTTTCCAGTGGTATCAAATGCCTCAAACAGGGCACCGCTAGTTCTTAGTGGCTCAAGAATCGCAAACAGTTTGGATTCAACAGCAGAGAAAACGGTGTTTCTCCCGTCGATGACGCTGAACAGCAAGTCTTCAAGTGAGCGATTCGCCTCAACCACAACTTGATTGACCACGTCCTGTGCGGTGATGTAACGGAAGTTTGACGTATCGGAAGACAGCGAACGAGCGCCATACACACGAATTGTGTTGTTAATGACACGAATTGCATTTACATGTGCGTCATCAAGTGCGTCACCGTTTGTCTTGTCAATATCAGTTGCAACACCATTTACAAAACTGGAAGTTGAAATTAGTCCAGCACCTGGCTTGTGTGCGCCAACCTGCGTATGTGCAACCGCTCTTTTCCCAGCGGCGTAGCCCACGGGCGGAATCAATCGATTAACGCCAGAAACGCTTGTTGGAACATAAACCCACGGATAGAAATAGGCGACATGCTCAGCATTTACGTTAGCCGCAGCCAAAGTTTGTCCAGCAGTCGTTGCCTCTGCAATCGTGTCGTCAAACGGGCCACTCAAAAAGGCAACTCTGTTGTATGCATTCGCATGATTTGCCAAAGCCGCTTGAACCGTTGCGTGTGACGATTCCGCACACATGACAACACCAGTTCCAAATGATTCAAGGAACAAACTGAGCCCAGCGACATAGTCGGCTACGACCACGGTTTCTTCATTGTCATCCCCAGCACCAAGTGCGACTGGCGATGCATCGTTGTGTGGTACGCCACCCGCATCAAGGTCTGTTGCGGTTACAATTTTCGACACCGTTGCGCTGGAATTAATGCGACCGACTGCTTGCGCAACCGTCGTGACATTACCCGTGCTGAACACAAGCGTGCCGCCATCAAAAATCTTAATGATGAACGTACCAGAAGCAGTTCCTGGGTTTACACACTGAACGGTGATGTCACCGCTCCACGCACCAGGACCGTTGGCGGTAATCGTCATGACGTTCGTTCCACCAGCGCCAGCCGTTGTGTCGAGGGTTCTTGAACCAGTTATATGACCAGAACCAGCAACGCGCGCAATCCACGCTCTTGTGCCACCCTCTTCAAAGAATGTCTGCACCGAAGGATGCGTATACGAGTACGACGCATAACCACCATAGATTGCTTCAAATTCTGCGAGACTTGTGACCAACTTGGATGAAGTTACTGGACCACGCACCGTCTTGCCAACAAAGAATGCCTGCGATGTCTCAATTGCCGTTGTGGCGTTTGGTCCAATTCTGACTGCTGTTTGTATGCTTACGCCTGGCATGACACCTTCCTCACTATTAGAGAACTACGCGTATTAATTTGATTCCTATTGTACAGAACTGTTGTCTTCTGTGACAGCAACTGTTGATTCTGATTGAACTTCGACTGGCTGAACATTTTTTGCTTTTGGTTTTGGTGATTTTGCGGCTGAAACGGTGTGAAGCACTTGCAATTTTCCTTTTTCAATTTGTGCCCTGCAGATGGGGCATGATTCATCAATGGCCGCAACCCTCATGCTTGAAAGGATTCTGCCGTCTTCATCAATTTCAATGGGTCCCTGGGTAACGTTTTTAACAATGATTGCTGGACCCGCCACTGACGAGTAGTCGCCGTTTTCAATAATTTTGAATAGATGCGACATCTTGCGCAGTCTCCTTACGTATTGCGGTATAAATTGTACCCCATAGAGGGTTAGTCAATGGTATGGGTCTCAAAGCCAGAACTGACTAGAAGGTTTGTATCGGTAACGCCCTGTTGAGAAATCGACAATTCAATCTCTGAAATTTCTCCGATATCTTGACGGGTTACAACTTCGTTGATTCCAAGGTCGTACCCAACATAAGCACCACATAGAACTCTGTCACCTTTAAGTAGGGTGATTTCAGAAAACTCTTCTCTCATGCTGGATTCGTCAATGATTACCTGAAATGACTGCCTTGGGTCAACTGCCTGCAGACATGGGTAATCGAGAAGGGCAGAACGAACCACTGCCGTCAGTCTGTCTCTGGCAATAGTTGCTTCATCGGCGCCAACCGCCCTGCACCAAACGTAAGTTCTCATTGCGTAATTGACTCGATACAAGGGGTCTGGCCCATCAAATCCCATTCTGTCAAAACGAGTAGTCGATATAGCAACCGTAATTATTGTTGGCCAAACATCAAGAGCAAGTGGTTCATGCGTATAAAACTTAAGTGGTGTTGGTAGTTCGGTGTCTGATAGGTCCCAACCGTTACGATAACGCACTACTCGTTTTGGTAAATCGTTTTGCAAGTATGAAGAAACATAGTCTTTTGCAAAATGCGCGCCATGCATTAAATAATTTGGCATGATTAATCATTTCCTTCGACAATGTAATCACCAATTGCATCGGCAACTTCTTGTACCCACCGTTCTGGGGCAAAAAGTATTGGGCGCGCAGGCATCTTTTCGGTGCCGTATTGGTGAAAACGAGTTATTTTTCCAGTGAATGAAAATGTTGCCGTCCGTGCCCCACCGTCAAGTTTTGGACCACGTGCGATTCGCTGAAAAAGTGACCCAGTTTGAACCAACATCGGCGCACCAGGAAATGTCCTGGTCTTCCAGGAAGCATATTCTGCATCGAGTGGTTTCCACCCACCAGCGGGCAGTCCTTGGGCGGTAAAGTTTTCAATCATATAAGCCTTAAGACTTTGATGAACTTTCGGCCATACAGGACGTAAATCGCGCATCCTTTTCTTTACATCATCAAGATAGTCCTTGGTGCCATCGTCGTCTAGTTGAATGCTTATGTCTACATTCAATTCTTTTGGTGTTGCCATTATGCGATTCTTCTTCGCGCATATTTCTTTAGTTGCATGAGTTCACTTTCCAAAAATCCAGTTTCCGTTACCGCCACATTACGTGGATTTAGGTCCTTTACACCAACTACATCATCGTGCATGTTTTGCATTTCTCTTGTCGCAGCACGAAGAATCATGAGTTTGAACATCTTGATATTGTTTCCATCAAGTCCACCTTTATAGGTAACCCTGACAATATCGTTGGCATAACCGACGTAAACATCCAAACCATAGCGTCGAACGGTGTAGTCACTCCCGTTTGCTGTTGCGGCGCCCCCAGATGTGTATGCGCCAGTGACGCCAGAATTGTTGATGGAAAATGTATTTGTTGCCACAGCAGTTATTATTTTTGCGTTGATGTTGTAAGTGTTTGGTGACGCACCAGTTATTGTGACCGTTTGACCGAGCGTGAATCCATGGTTGGCGGCCGTGTAGGTTGCAGTTCCAGAAGCGACAGTTGCTGCTGTGATTGTCGCTGTTCTTTTTACTGCTTCACCAAGAATTTTATTATTTAATGTTGGTCCGTCTATTTCTACTTTGGACACAGAAACGATAGGGGTATTTCGCATATAAATTGTGCTTGGTGGCGCAGCGTATGTGATGATGCCGTTTGGGTTGGAGTAACCAAGACCAAGGCCCTGGTTATAGAAATATGAGCCCATTGGAACATCAACATGATTCCCTTCAAGAATGTGAGATTCTTCGACAAAGTCGGCCACTTCTACTGGCCGACCCAAATACGTTTCCATTTCGCTCTGAAGACCCTGCAAAATCATTTCGGCAGCATCTTGTTGTCGTAGGGACAACGTAATGTCCATATAGGTTGTGAGGTC